TCCATTGTGTCTGCATATTACAAAACATTATAACAGCATCCCAATTATCCTCATAGACCTCAAAATTATCTTTATCTTTTTTAGCTTTCTCGGTTGGCAGTTTTAGACCGAATGCTTTTGCGTCATCTTGCGTTTCATCAATAACTTCTTTACCAGAACCTAACCAGTAAAGAACTGCCTCTTTTAGTTTTTTACTTTTTCATCTACTAAAGATTTGGTGTAAGACTCTGATACTGCCCTTAACCAGTACGCATCTTCCATCATTTCCTTTAAGTTTTGGTTATTAAAAGGAATATCTTCTCCATCTTCTTCTTTCATATTTTCCCATCCAGCAAGCATCATTTTTAACATCTCAAATTCTGTTTTATTTTCTGCTGCATCTTGATACTCGCTTACCTTTAATCTTTTAAAAATAGCAATAAATTCATTTTCCTCATATACCCCAGCATCAGTCTCACTAGGTTCGCGAACAACAACAGGCCATTTAAATGTTTTGTTCTTTTTTCTTACAAAAGTCATAAAGTGTAGAAATAAATATACTTCTACACTCTAGCTCTTATCTAACTAAAAGTTAAGTGTAGACAATCGATAGCTCATCGTTTGCTGAACTTGGAACAAGTGTATATGGTATTTCAAGCATAGTAACGCCATCCATTTCTCCGTAACTTATGTCACCAATATCTACTTTAGTACTGCTTAACCTACAGATATTACCAGCGGCAGTTCCATGAGTAACTGTTAAATTACCAAGAGTAGTATCACTTAAAGCAGCAATAAAGTAATTCTTTTGTGCAAGTGCTGGTGCTTCTATTGTTACAGAACCATTAGCGGCTCTGTCTGTAAGTAAAACTTCTTTAGTACCACCCACAAGTTCCCTATAAACAATTGAATTACCTATATCAAAATTAAGACTTTGCAAAGCACCAGCAAAGCTTAATAGTTGAAAACTACTTGTATTACCATTTTTAAATATTAATGGTGTTGCTTGGTTTCCATAGGTGACAGAAGGTAATGCGGTATCTGTAGGGTTATTGTATATCCCGGTAAAAGTAAAATCGAGCGTTGGGATTGCTCCTACCTCTGCTGATAATGCTACATTTCCTCGACACCCGGTAACAATATGCCTTACACCATCAACGTTGTAGTGAATAGTAATTGATGAAAAGTTAGCTGAGATTGGTTCATAAGTAACGCTAGTATTACTTGCGACAGTCTCTGAAAGGCCACACGCCTTAAGCGCACTTCCATACCTGGGCGCTACACCGGCTGTGCCACTTCCGCAAAACTCAACGCTGAATGTACATTCAACTCTGGTGTTAGCTAGTAACTGCTGTGATGATCCAAGATATGGTCTAACCACATCTCTGTTAACAACATCACTTGATTGTGGTGTAATGCTTAGATCAGTTACTAGAACTACATCTGTTGCGGCTGGAGTAGGGTCAGTTCCATAAGAACTTTCCGCTTCAATTAGAATTACTCTCTTCCTTGTCAGTTGTGCCATC